GGAAGTCGTCGACGTCGTTCATGCGCGCGGGTCGGCGACCGGTGCTCGGCGTGCGGACCTCGGCGGCCGGTTCGCCGCCGGCGTCACCCGGCATTCCAGGAGCTCGTCGAGCTCGGGGATCTCGCGCACGAGCTCGCGCGCGATGTAGGGCCGCCAGTTGTTGTTGATGCGGAAGTCCTCTCGACCGTCGCCGCCGACCGCACACTCCCACCGAACGCGTTCGGTCAGAAGCCCGATCCCGAACCGGCGGCCGCGCTCGAGCATCTGCCGCGCGAAGCGGCGGTAGTGCCCCATCGCGACCGGGTGCTCGTCGATCCAGCGGCGCGCGGCCTCGGCCAGCGTCGGCGCGAACGGAAGGCCAGGCTGGTTCGCCGTCATCTCGCGCCCCCTTGCGCATGCTGCAGCACGCCGGCGATCACGCTCGCGGCCAGCTTCGGCTCGGCGCCGCCGTAGTCGCCGGCGCCGGATCGCCGCTCGGCGCCGCCGCGCCTGGTCGCCACCCGCTGCCGCTGCTTCTGGTCGCGTTCGTCCAGGACCTCGCGCCAGATCCCTTCGTCGAGCCAGTGCGCCAGCAGCGCGCCCGGCCGCTCCGCCTTCGCCTGGTCGAGCTTCACGAGCTCGGCGACGTGATCGGGCCGGAGCCCGGTCGCCAGGAGCTCGACGGCCCGCCTGGTGAGCTCGCGGCGCCTTGCCCAGCTGGACAGGGCCGCCCGGTAGTTCGTCGCCGCCAGGGCCGATTGCAGGGCCGCGGCGCGCTCCACGTCGGCCGGCGTGAGCGCGCCCCCGTTTCCAGCCTCTGCTGCTGCTGGCTTCGGTTCTGGATCGGCCCCGCGCGCGGCAGCGCGCCCCCCCGCCGGCTTGCCGGCGGTTCCCGCCTCCACGGAGGGTACCTGATCCCTGCTCCCTGATCCCTGATCCACCGGCGTACGATCGGCGGGCCCCGCCGGTTTGTGGGCGGGCTCCGCCGGAACGTCGGCGGGCCCCGCCGGAATGTGGGCGGGATCTGGCGGCGCCGGGATGCGCGACGCCGCGCGCCGGTCGATCTTCTGGTGCTCGGCGAAGTTGACGACCTCGCCGTACTGCTGGCCGGCGACGACGTAGAGCCGCACGCGCCCCGCGGCGACCAGGACCTGCAGCCAGGCCGCCACGTCGGCGTCGTCGTCGTACGGGAAGACTTCTCCACGGACCAGGGCCGGGTGTGCACGGAACCGGCCGAAGTCGTCCGCGTGATTCCACAGGCCGATGAAGAGCAGCCGCACGTCGCGCGGCATGGTCGCCATCCTCTCGTTCTTCCAGAACTCGGGTTTGATCGCTCGGATTCTCACTGCTGCTTCCCTCCCTTGCTGAAGTCGTTCGCTCGAGTGCAGGTCGCGAAGTGCGACACGAACGCCGTTCGCTCGCCGCTCGCGCTGCCGTCCTTGATCCAGAAGTGCCGGCCGTCGTCGGGGTCGTAGATCCGGTGCCAGACTGGCGGCGCAGGATCGAGCGGCACCGTGACGCCGGTTGCGTCGCGCACGAACAGGACCTGCTTCCCGCAGCCGCGGCAGGCCGTGGTCCGGTACGGCGGGACGCTACTCACCGCGGCCGTTCCTGCGCCGTGACCTTCTGCACGTTGACGCGCGCGAGCGCGTCCTGCAGCTGCCGGCAGTTCTCGCGGGCCAGCGCCAGGTCGGCCTCGGCGCGCTCGGCACGCTCGCGCAGCTGGTCGTTCTCGGTGTGAAGGGCCGCCAGGTCGTCAGGTTCGTTCTTCATGTCGTGGTTCCTTCGGCGGCGAACAGGCCGCCTTGCAACGGGGGTTCGGTAGTCGGTGCCGGCCTCGGCGGCCGCCAGGCGGCGGCGCGCGGTCGAGCACCAGGCCGCCAGGCGGCGCGATGCGTCAGAGTGCGCGCATGACCTCGATCGGCTTCTGCGTGATGTGCTCGCGGTCGCGCGGCGGGTTCGCTTCGTAGAAGCCAGGCAGGGGCGGGCCGCCCTCGAGCGCGCGGGGGCCGTTCGTGCCCCACACCACGTACTCGCATTGGTTCCCGAACCGGTTCATCGTCGGCCGGTAGGACTGCTTCACCCACGGGACGATGCCACGCCAGACGAACCCGCCGGCCTGCAGCGCGTCGGTCATCGTTGGCAGCTGCCGCCAGTCCGTGAACGCGGCGAGCACGGCGCCAGGCACGCACACGCGCGCGAGCTCGCCGATCCACAGCGCGCACCAGTAGCCGAACGCACGCTGGTCGCGGTTGTCGCCGGAGAACTCCGGGAGCTCGTTCCCGCTGATCGAGTCGTTGCTGACGTACTTCGCGCGCGTGCCGATCATGCGATCGCCGCGGAACTGCCCGCCGCTGCTGTAGGGCGGGTCCGTGAAGACGGCGTCGACGGCGCCGGCCGGCAGCTGCGCCAGCACGGCCAGCGAGTCCGCTTCGACCACGGCCCAGCGTCGCCGGCCGGCCAGGACGTCGTCGAGCTCGGTCACCCGTTGCGGTCCTCGAGCCGCTGCAGCCGGCGGTTCATCAGCAAGAACCCCTCGGCGACGTCGCTACCGACGCGGTCGAACTCGGCGCGCCGGATCACCTGCTCGGCCTCGGCCTGTTCCTCGAGCGCGGCGACCCGGACCCACAGGCCGCGGATCGCCAGCAGCGCGTAGATCAGCCCGCCGGACAGGACCAGCAGCAAGGGGAGAACGTCCGTCATCGCGTCACCAGGACGGCGCCCACGATAGCCGCGACGACCACCAGGCAGACGACGAACGCCAGCGCGGCCGCGGCGCGCAACACGTCGCCCGGCTCGCCGTCGTCGTCGGCGCCGGCGTCTGCCGGCGTCGCCCCGTCGACGGGGAAGAGCGGGTCGTCCCGCTCGAACGGCGGCCGCTCGGCCGTCACGGCTCGCCCGCGAAGACAGGGGTGCCTTCCGGGAGCATCGCGGCGAGGTCCTCGCGAAGCGCACTCACCGCGTTGGCGAGCACGCGAGCGCACTCGTCGGACAGCACCCGGAACTCGACCAGCTGCGCCTCGAGGTCCAGGAACAGGCCGCACGTGATGTTCGTCGCGTAGCGCGTCGCGCCCGGCGTCGTCCAGATCGGCACGGCGATCAAGAACTCGCGCGGCACGTTTTCGGCCTGCTGCACCGATAGCTCGACGGACTTCCCCAGCGACTCGCGGCCGTGCTCGACGTGCGACTTGCCCGCGCTGGTACGGTTGAAGTCGAGCCGACTCAGCGGCTGGATCACGTGCGTTTCGAGGTTCGGCGCGCCGTGCAGTTCGTAGCGAAGGAACTTCACGGCATCGCGCGGCGACATGGAAACCGCCTTCGTCTCGAGCTCGACGCACCGGGTGAAACGCTTCGACCAGGCCAGGGGAACCGTGACGGACTGGCGCCGTTCGTCACGGTCGAGATAGGCCGTGAGGTCGCCACCACGGCCGTTGATGTAGACCTCGGGCCGCGGCGCGATCGCCTTGTCGTTGAGTGCGGCCGCCAGGTCGTCGATCCCGTAGAGAGTGTGATTGCGGTCGTCCGGCGGCACCGGCACGGCCTCGACTTCGCCCGTCGGCTTCTGCACGTAGACCAGGTGCGGGAGCCGACCGTTCTCATGGAAGGTGACGCGTTGCCCGGCGAGCGCCTGCGTCGAGATTGCTTGTACGAACTCAGCCAGCATTGGAGACCTCGGTCTTGTCGTTGCCCTTCGGGTTGTTCTTGCGCCCGCCCGGCGAAGGGGCCATGTCGAGCGTCATCTGCCGAGCTTCCTCCGGGGATAGCTCGTTGAAGGCGAGCCCGCCGACGACGGGCATCATGTTGTAGGCCTTGCTGCTGCGCTTCGGCAGCTTGTCGGCCAGGTCGAACGCGACGTTCACGGAACCCAGGTCGCCGGCGTCGTTGACCAGCGGCTCGAGCGTGACGGTGAGCGTGATCTTGCGCGCGCCCTTCACGGCCGGCCGGTCCTCGCAATCGAAGCGGCAGCGGTTCAGCGCGTGTTCGAACGCCTTTTCGATTCGCGAGCCGTCCATGCTCGCGACGCTCGCCAGTGAGAACTTTTCGAGTGCCATCGTTCCTATCCTCCCTCGGGTTGTTGCGGGCCGGCCGCCGGCGACGTGCCGGCAGCTGGCCACGGTTGCGGTTTCCGGTTCGCCAGTTCGTCCGGGACCGGGTTGTCCTTCAGCACGTCGGCGACGATGTCCCACTCGCGCACGACACGCTTCGCACGGGCGACGGCGGCCGGCGAGAACGGTTGCACGATCAGTTCGGCCAGGGCCTCGCGCATGCGCGCGCCGGCGTACCGCTGTTGCATGCGTGCGGCGCGCTCCCACGCGGCGTAACGCCGTGCCGTTTCGATCTCTTCGAGCACCGTCATTCGGTCACCGCCACCGGCGGCCGGTAGTTCGTGTTGCGGATCAGATCCGCGATCAGTCCGCGCATGTGCTCGGGTCCGAGCACGGCCTGCAGTTCCTTGGCCAGCTGGCTAGTCGCGTTGGAAGCGGCGCAGCTGGAGCGGTTCGCGCGGCTCGCCTCTGCTGCGGCGAGCTTCCGCGCCTCGTCGTATATGGCTCGTTCGCGTGCGATCGCCGCGAGCGTCTTCTCGATGTCGACGGCCATCAGGCACCCCCAAACGGCCGCAGCGGCGGCGACTGGAACGCACAGGACGCCTCGATCGAGCGTGCCACCGACGGCGGCATCTGCTTCCGCTGCTCGCGTTCGCGCACGCGAAACCAGTCGACGTGGCGCACGAGCTCGTCCGTCCACTCGCGCAGCTTCGGCAGGTGATCGGCGATCGCGTCCGAGACTTGGTCGGAGTCGGCGTAGCGCATGACAGTTGCTGCGACGGAGTAGAAGCGGCGCCGGCGCCAAACGTGTTCCGGCTCGATGCCAACCGGCGGTGCGACGGTGTCATCCATTGCCGCCCCCTTCCGCGTCGGCGACGCGGTCGAACGCCTGGCCGATCGACTTGTCGGCGGCGAAGCACTTCGGGCAGATCAGGAGCGTGATCGACTTCAGCACCCACGTCTCGCCGGGAACCTCGCCGTCGTACCACTCTTGGACCTGCACGCGGTAGCACGTCCGGCCCGTCGGCTTCTCGCAGCTGCTGCACGTTCGAACGATCGGCTTCATACGTCGGCCTCCAGTTTCAGGTGCTCGACGACCAGTCGCCGAGTCTTGCCGAACGCCTCCGGCCGCCACCACAGGCGGCCCTCGGCGTCCAAATCGGTGATCAGTTGGGACCGCCACCGTTCGGCCGGCGGTTGTTCGGGTTCGTGCCAGACGGCGCCGAACGAGCTCCCGACGCGAACGAGTGTCGCGCCAGGCCGCGCGGCGGCGACGGCTTTCTTCAGTCGTTGGGTGAGCCGCATCAGGAGCCCTCGACCGGGTACAGGTGCCAGTCGGAACCATCGTCGGCGATGCGCACCTGGCTCTGCACGCGCCGCGAAACGGCGTTGAACTTCGCGATCGTCGCGCGCCCTAGGTTGACGTGCAGGGACGCCGCCAGGATGTCCAGGTACGTTTGCACGTCGGCGAGCTCGTTCGCTACGTCGTCGCGCACGTCCTCGAGCGTGAAGTCGCCGCGGCGGATCTTTTTCAACAGGTTTGCCAGTTCGCCGAGCTCGCCGGCAACGGCCGTGAGCCAGTCGTTCGCCGTCCAGGTCGTGTGATCGGTCGTCTCGCCGCGAGCGTTCTTGAACCCAGGAAGGCGCCGCTGGTTCGCGGCGCGAAGAACGTTGAACGTCAGTCCGTCGGTCATGTATCCCATCAGATCACCCCCGCGAGCTCGATCAGCTTGTACAGCTTGTAGACGAGAACCGCCGTCAGCGCGCCGCACGTGAGGAACGCGACGGCCTTCAACGACACGGAGAACCGGCCTGGCGCCTGCAGCACGTCGGCGCCGTCCTGCACCCGTTGCGGCGTCAGCGCCTGCGTCTCGGCGTAGCGCCGCAGCGTGCGCAGCTGCGCCTCGGCGGCGCGGCCGCCGTCGGCGTCGCGGCCCGCGGGGGCCTCGATGCGGATCTGCCCCTTCAGGAACTCCGCCGGCAGGCGGAACCAGAACGGCCCGCAGTCGGGAGAGAACGGCCAGTCGCTGTCGGCTGGCGTGCCGCACCATGGCGCCTCTTCGATCGGGAGCATGGTCCAGAGCACCGGGCCGTCGTCGTCGTGCCAGGAGCCGAACGGGTGCACGATCATCGGGGGGCGGTTCATTGGACCTCCCGCGGCGCCGGCGTCAGAACGACGCACGTCACCCGATCGGCCTCAGCGGCCAGCACGAGCTCGAACCCGTCGGTGAAGACGATCCGGCGAACGTCGCTCGACGTGATCCCGCCGGCGGCCTTGTGCACCTCGTGCTCGACGTAGGCGACTCGCTTGCCCTCGAGCAGCTGCAGCCGCGGGTCGCGGCGGGACTTCTTGCGCGCCGCCATCAGGCACCCACCAGGAGGTCCGTCAGCGCCTGCAGGAACGCCTCGGCCTCGTCTTCGTCGTCGCCGACATGCGTCCAGGCGACGCGGCCCAGCGCGTCCGTCGACGCCCGCTCGACGACCAGGCGCGGCTCGTCGGCGGCGTCGCGAGGAACGGCCACGATCCGAACCCGGCCGGCCCCCGTCGGCGTGCCGAGCGAAGTCCAGACCAGGCGCGCCGGCGTCTCGTCGTCGTGGTCGTCGGCGGCGACGGCAGGCAGCGGCAGTTCGAACCCGGCGAACTCGAGCCGCCCCCACAGTTCGCACAGCTGCGGCAGCGCGGCCAGGACGTCCACCAGATCGTCGTCGTTCGCTTCGCCGGACAGCATCCGGTCGCGCGCCTCACTCAGTTTCACCAGGTCCATTGCGTCAGTCTCGTTCGGCCTGCTTTCCCGTTGTGCGATCAGCCAGAACACACTGGCCACCGCGAGGTTCCGAACGGCCAGGCCATCGCCAGCCGGAACCCCTTGTTCCGATAACACCTATTCTGTTGCGTTCCCCTTCGACGGGGGTTCCGGCTCGTCGGCCGACGGCGGAAGCGGCACGCCGAACCGACGCGCCAGGGCCTCAGCCGCGCCCGGCGCCGTCGCCGCCAGCGCCCGCATCGCGTGCCCCATCACGATCTCCGCGACGTCGGCACGCTCGGCCAGGTCGAGCAGCGCCAGGAGCTCGTGCCGGTCGATGTTGTAGCGCCACAGGTCGCCGTCGAGCCGCTGGCGAAGGTTCTTGCCCGTCGGCGAGCCGATCCCCTGAGCTTCCAGTCGCGCCGGCAGACCGACGCGCAGCAGCTGCAGCTGCTCGACCGGCCACTCGAGCCGGATCGACAGGCCGCACAGGTAGTACACCAGCAGCCCGCGGTTGCGACTGAGCCACATCACGCGCCGAACGACAAGCCGCGCCGTCAACTGCACGACGAACCGCTCCATCGAACCGCGCTCGGGGCGGTAGAAGTGCTTCGCAGCGAGGCACAGCAGCGCCAGGATCTGTCGGTCGCTCATTGGCCCGCCCACGTGTGGCGCTAGCAGTTTCGCCCGCTCGACCGTCTGCCGGATCCGCGCCTCGTCGAGCGGAATCGGCGCGGCCGCGGCGGCGAGCACCAGGCGCCAGGCCAGGCTCTTCGGGTACGGCGCGCTGCGCACGACCGCCGGCCGCCCTTCCCACGTCCGCCCGGCCGCGGCGCGCTCGCAGTCCTCGCGGCTCAGGAACCGGTGCACCGTGCCGAACGGCTCGCCGTCGGCCAGGAAGTAGAACACGCGCACGAACTCGGTTCGCTGGCTCATGTCGCCCCCATCGGCACACGGCCGCCCGGCCTGAAGGGAAGGAACGCGACGGCCTGCAGCCCCCTCGTCGTCGCGCAGATCCGCATCGCTGCGCGCAAGCTGCAGACCGTCACGAATGGAAGCGGGGGCGGGATTCGAACCCGCGACCTCCGGGGTATGAACCCGGCGATCTGCCAACTGATCTACCCCGCACCGAACGCCCGCGACGGTACCGCCCGGCCCGTCCGCTGCAGCGAAGAAAGATCCCCCGGCCCGCATGCTGGCAGGCCGGGGGCAAGTCCCACCGGGGAGAAGGGGGCGGCGGAACTCTCGACCCGTGCCGGTCACCAGGCACCGCCGATGAGCCATGCGACCAGGGCCTGCGGCCACTCGGTCACGGCGGCCAGGAGGAACAGGCCGATCGTGAAACACGCGCCGGCGGCCTCGATCGCAGGTGATGGAACTGCCGCGGCATCAGGCGGGGCAGTTCCGGGGTTTCTCGCGCCCGGCGCTATGCCTTGGGTGTGTTCACCAGGGCGGGCCCGCTGCACCTGGCTTGCAGCAGTCCGAACATCGGGCAGAGAGAACGCGTCGAGCCGCTGGCGCGGCTGGTGATCGTGGTACGGCATGCGGAACCCTTGGTGAACACACGCGCCTGCTTACAGGCACGCGGCACCGGGTGCAAGCGTGCGGTTCTACTTCCAGAACGGCAGGCGCGACCACCTGGCGCGCTGCTCGCCGGGGAACGTGCGCGCCGGGAAGTAGCCATCGACGCTCGGGACCTCGGGCGGATCGGTCACCACGCCGTTCGGGTCCGACACGGCGAAGACGATCCAGGCCGCCGGCGGCGTGAACGCCACGGAGCCCAGGACGGTGCCAGGCGGCCCGGTCGTCAGCTGCAGCGCCACGGCGGCCGGCGTCGACGCGATCGAGCCCAGGACGCCCGCGGGGGCCGTGTCGGCGAACTCGAGCACGGCGGCCGCCGGCGTGCCGACCACCGCCTCGAGCAGCACGACGGGACCCGTCGCGCCGAGCGTGACGCCGCACGCCGCCGGCGACGACGCGATCGAGCCGACGCGCACGCCAGGCGGCCCGGCCTCGACCTCGAGCGTGACTGTCTCGGCCTGAGCCGTGATGTTGCCGACGGTCGTTCCGTCGGCGCCCCAATCGAGCAGCGCGACGTTCTTCAGCACGCCCGGCGTCGTCGCCGACGGCGACCACGACCAGGCCTCGGGGTCCGTCAGCGACGGGTTGCCGGTGCCGATGCGCGGCGCGGCCGGCTCCGCCGACCACGGCGACGCCAGCGGGTTGCCGGCAAACCACGGCGCGCCGCCGGTCGCGTTCGTGCCGATCGTCGGGCCGCTGATCGTGTGGCAGCTGTCGATCGTCGCCCCTTGCGCTAGCGCCTCGAACGCGGTCGGCGTGATCGAGCCGAAGACACAGTTGACGATCTCAAGCCCCGTGAAGTCACGAACCGGCAGGCCGCCGGCAATGAAGTTGGACAGGAACAGGGGGCCCGTGAACGTGCACCGCCGAATCAGCGAGTGCGTCAGGTCGCCCTCGGCCATCATGATCTGTTTGCCGTCGGCGCTGCCGCGCAGGTTGTCGAGAAGCAGCCTCGTGTGTGGCTCGCCGTTCGTAAACACCGACGACGCCGAGCCGGTGCAGTTCGTGACCGCGATGTCGCACAGGATGTCATCGCCGGTGCGTTCGGGGCCGATGCTGTAGTTGTTGCCGTGCACCGCGACGTTGTAGGGACTGCTGCCGAACTCGCCGCGCTGCCACGTCTCGATGTTGCTCGACGGCGTTCCGTTCTCGGCGACGGCAGACGGGTTCAGGTAGTCAATGAAGCTGCGGCCGCCCGTGACGCCGGTTCCGGTGATCTCGAACGCGCCGTTGTTCGCTGCCGTCGGGAACGCGACCAGGCCGACGCCCCACTGCGGCGAGCCGAGCATGCCGGCAGCGTCTCGGCCGAAGTCGTATCCGCCGGGCGGGCCGAGCAGCCGCGCCGCGCCGCCGCCGAGCACCTGGATCTCAAACCCGGTCCCGCCGGCGTGCCGCACCCACCCTTCCACCTGGCCGGGACCTTGCGAGTAGCGGTTCAGGGCGGCGACGCACGCGAGAACGCATGTGCTCTTGCGCGGGCCGACGACGAAGAACGCGTTGCCCAGCCAGCCCACGGCCTCGCAGTCGTAGACGAACGTCGAATCGGTGTAGCTCCACAGCGTCCCGCGTCGCAGTTCGCCGGTGACGATCGTCTTGCACGCGTCCGCGTCGGCCTGGTTCTGCGCGTACCACCCCCACGCGTTGTTGTTGCGCAGGTCGTCGGCCCAGCGAACCGACACTGTTCCGTCGTCGACGAAGTAGGCCGACCCGGTCGTGCAGCCCTCGCGCCAGACCGTTCCCTCGACACCTTCGCCGACGTAGCCATCGGGACCACCGCCCAGGATCGTGCAGCCGCGCAGTCGAATGCGCGTCTTCGTGCCGGGGCCGTTCCCCTGCATGCACACGGTGTCGACGCCCGGCGTGAACCACGGCTGGTTGAAGCGGCCCCACTGCATGCCGGCCGCGTCGGCCTCGATCTCGAGCCAATGGTCGCCGGTGCAGTGCCACGGGAACTGCGTCCCGGTCGCGCCGTTGGCGCCGCCGTAGAACACGCCGCGCGCCCGGATGAGTGCGCCGCCGCAATCGCGGTCGGCCGAGCTCGTGCCGCCGGGGTTCGCTTGCGCGAGGTAGATCGCGCGGTTCATCGTGCGCACCGCCAGGAGCCAGGTCGATCCGTCGTTGGCGTCGTCGCCAGTGTCCGCGTCGGCGTGAATCACCTTCGACGACGGCCGCCGGTCGACGCCGTCGCTGTCGTTGTGGATCGTCACAGACTCCATGACGCGGATCGACCCGTCGCTTCCGCTCGCGACGGCATCGACGACGATCGTTCCGCCTGGCAGTCGGCGATGGTCGATCAGCGCGCGGTAGCCACGGAACGGCGCCTGGCCACTGGTCACGCCAGGCATTCGCGACGGCACGTCGGAGAAATCGGGACGCACTATCTGCCGCATCAGTGCCGAGGTGGCTCTCTGCGGCACGCCGTTGATCGTGACCTGGTAGTCGACGCGTTCGCCGGCGCCGCCGAGCGTCGATCCGACCAGCCAGGTGATCGTCGTCGTGCGATGCGACGACGGCGTTCGCCGAATGCCGCTGATCCCGATTGTGCGGCCGAGCGTGACCACGGATCAGATCCCGTCGAACTGCCAGTCCTGGATCGTGAGCGTTTGCCCCGTGGTCGCGAGCAGCGGCGCCGGGTTGAGCGCAGCGAACGCGATCACGTCACGGCTCGCCGGCGTCGCGTTGTCGTCGAGCAGTAGGACATAGGTCGCGCCGACGGCGTCACTCGGCAGCGTGCCGCCGCTGGCCGTGAACGCAACGTCCGCCATCTGCACCAGCGCGCGGTCGGTCGCGTCGTCCTCGGTCAGCACGTCCCACGCCGCGGCCGAGCGCGCCACGGCGACGCCACCGGCGGTGTAGCCGTTGCCGGCGGCGACCTCGGCGAGCTCGTTCAGCGTGTTGGTGTCGACGGTCGGCGTCACGGTCGCCTTGGCGAGCGCCAGGTAGAACGTCGCCGGGACGCTCTGATTGCGGAAGAACACCTGCAGGATGCGGAACTTGCCGCGGTTCGTAACTGGCATCGGATCACCCTCGCTTGCGGTAGTTGCGTCGCTGCACTCGTTCCGGCGGCGTCGCCGCGGGCCCGCGCTGCAGCCGCACGGCACCCCACCCGGTCAGCGCGCCGATCACGGCCGTGACCAGCTGCGCCAGCCAGTCCAGTTCCACCGCGGCGTTCGCCTCGATCGCGCGGCGCATCGCAGTTGCTTCGTCTGCTGTCATCACGCCTCGAGCTTCCATCGCCGCAATCGACGCCAGGGCATCGGCGCGCTGTTCCGGCGTCATGCCGCACGCGACGAGCAGCACGGCCGCGGCGACGGCGAGCACGAACAGGACCAGCGCGCGACGGCTCACTTGCCAGACCTCGCTCGGTAGACCTCGCGGGCCATGATGAGAAGCCACGTCAGCTGCGCCGGATCACTGGCGGCGTTGGTGAAGCTGGCGAGCTCGGCGAGTGTGACGATGCCATCGCGCGGCGCCACGTCCAGGAGCTCGAGCGCCTCGGGTGCGTACTTCTGCAGGGCGACGGTCCCGTCGGTGCGGATCGCGGCGTCGCCGAGCGCCGTCAGCCAGGACAATGCCATGCTCGGCGTATCGCCCGGCACCGCGACCTCGCCGTCGCCGCCGCTGCCAGGCACCTGGCAGGACGCGGCGAACGCGAAAGGGATCAGCGCCACCAGCAGCACCAGCGACAGCAGACACGAGAACAGTGGGAAGGTTCGCTTCATTGGTTCACCGCTTCAGATCGGCCTCGACCCGAACGACACGCTCGGACACTTTGGCCAGGTTCTCTTTCAGCGTGTCGAGCTTCACGCTCAACGTCGCCATGTCCGACCGCAGCCACGACGGCCCTTCCGCGGCGATCATGATGCGCTGTTCGAGCGCCGACAGCTTCTGCTGCGCCTCGAGCGCGGTAATGCGGGTCTGCTCGATCGTCAAGACGCGTTCGCCTAGCGTCAGCTGGTAGACGAGCACGCCAACGGTGACCGGCACGACGAAGCGCACCGCGACGTCCCAAAACCGATCGGCCGCGGTCTTGTGTCTCGACGCCGCCGCCGTGGACGTCGCGGCTTCGATCTTCGCCATGATGTCGCGTTCCAGCCGCGCAATCACCGCGGCGACGTCGTTCGGAATCGGCATTGTGGTTGGGTTTGTCACGGGTGCAGCGCGTCGACTGCGTTCGCCAGTTCTTGGACGTTGCTAGGCCGCGAGGAAGTAAGGGCCCCGGTCCAGCTTGAGCTATCGAGCGTGACGTCTTCGCCGACGTGCGCGTGCCCGGCGTCGGCCTTCAGGCTCAACAGGAACAGGACGCTTCCGATCAGAGAATCGATCGCTGCATCGACTTCGGTCGCTCGCGTCAGCTGGTTTGTGCCGGGCGCCGCAGCGACGGAGCTCGTCGGCGCGGCCGTCGTGAACGCACCGGCGGCCGACAGCACGTATTGCGCGGTGCGCGCCATGCGCAGCACGTCGGCGGCGTTGACGCGGATTGCGAGCTCACCCTTGCCGGTCGTGATGACGAGCGTTCCGCCGTCGATGCGGCGCACGCTGCCGGCGATCAGGCATTGGTCGCCCTCGCTGATCGTCTGCCCGCTGTAGTCGACGGCCATCGCGCGCCCCTCACTCGATGTCGATGTGAGCCCGGAACCGTGTCAGCGTCGCGGTCGGACTGCCGACGTAGGTCGCCACTAGCTCGAGCAGATCGAGCTCGGCGACGTTGGCGTTCTGGTTCGGCACGTAGACCAGTGCCTTGTTCGCCGTGAACTCGACGCCGCCGCCGACGCCGCCCAGCGCCGTGAAGGTGCCGACGGCGCCGGAGAACAGGTCGACGGGCGAACCCGGCGTCGCGTTCGGGTAGTTCTTCAGGGCGAAGCGGACCTCGTTCCCGCTGCTCGAGGTCGAACCGGCCGCACTCACCAGCACGAGCCGCTTCACGGTGCCGGCGCGCGGCATGGTGCCGATCCATTCCGTCTTCGTTGCTGACAGCGTGCCGGCCCACCCTTCCGCCGTCACCTGCTGCGCCAGGTCCGCCGTCAGCCTGGCGACCTTGAGCCAGCCGCTGTTGGCGCCGTTGCGGACCTTCAGCCAGCCCGTCGACGTGTCCGCCCACGTCATGTACGCGACCAGCGACGGCGGTTCCGTCGCGCCGCTGTGATGCGTGCGCAGCGCCTCGAGCGACGCCGGGATCTTCGTCTTGACCGCGACGCCCAGCACGTCGCTACCGCTCGGCACTTGCCACGTTTGGACCATCGGGGGGAGCTTCCTTCAGGGAGTCGGGAACCGGTCTACAGGTGCGCAGAGTACCGGAGCTCGGACACCTGCACGCCCCAGGAAACCGCCTCGCGGTTCAGCGTCACCCGCGCCTGCATCTTCTGCGCGACGACGACGCGGTCCTCGTGCGGCTTCCAGTCCGACCACACGGAATCGACCTCGAACCTGGACTCGACAAGCGCGCGCGTGTGCGTGCCAGGTTCGCCGATGTGACCGCCGACGAGCAGCGTCGCCGGCGAGTCCTCGACGGTCCAAATCGCCTCGTCGACCAGCAGCTGCCAATCGTGGCCAGGTGCGTATGGCGACGCCGGCCGCGTGTCGACGGTGCGCCAGGTCGCTTCGCCGCTGCCAACCTCGAACACGGCCTCGTCGACGGTCAGCGCGTCGGCCTCGAGCGCATCGCAGACGACGCGCCAGAACGCCGGCGCCTGGTAGCCCAGGTCCAGGGCCTCGGCGGTGTAGGTGCCGGCGACCTCGTCGGCCTCGAGCTCGAGCACGCCCTCGCCGGCGTTCCACTCGGTCCCGTCGTGCGTCCCGCTCGGCGTCGTTGCCGTGTCGTCGTGGCTCTCGACCTCGATCGTGCCAGGCGGCGACCAGGCCGGCGCCGGCAGAGTCACGCGCGGGCCGTACAGCCCCGATCGACTGCGCGGCGCCACCTGCAGCGGCAGGTCGGGCGGCGCCGTCAGGCGCACGCGCGGCGCGCGGCCGCGGTAGAGCGTCCGGGCCGCCGGCCAGTGCGAGCCCGCCCGCAGTTCGTAGTACTCGAGGTCCCGCTGCTCGATGTCGTCCCACGCGATCAGCAGATCGCCGCCCAGGTTCACCGCGCGCGCGCCGGTGACCTCCGGGAGCGCGATCCGGGAGAACTCTTCGGCGAAGATGGTTGCGGCCGTTCCGTCCGACACGGCGCCCCACTGGCCATCGATGCCGCGCTGCACGATCGCGACCTCGTACGGCCGGCCTGGCCGAACGGCGTCCGTGTCGATCCTGGTGTCGTCGGTCTGGCCGAGCAGTTCGAACTCGCCGGCGTCGCTGCGTGCGTAGACGCGCACCGGTTGCGTTGCGATCGAAGAGTCGGGCGACTCCCAGCCGATCGTCGTCGTGCCGGCGGGTCCGCTGATCGTCTTCACGTTGCGCACCGGATCGGGGATCAGGGAGCGCAGCGCCACCGCCGGAGTGCTCTGCAGGCCCTCCCACTCCGATTGCGTCAGCACGTCGTGCACTTCCGGCACCCACTGCACCGCGCGAACCTGGCGCCGCATGTCGCGCTGCAGGGTCAGCGAGACGATCTGATAGTGCTCGGTGAGCTTGTCGACCAGGCCGACGACGCACTCGGTGCCGGCGACCAGGTCGACGGGGTCGCCGTCGACGGTGACCAGGCAGCCGGGCCGGCCTCCGACCTCGACGTTCAGGAACGACGCCACGCCGCGCGTCATCGGCTCGCCGTCGGGAAGTCGGAACACGATCTGCAGGCCCGTTCCGGCGAGTGCGTGATCGATCGCGACGACGTTCGTCGCCTCAGAGTCGAGCAGCATCACGCCGGCCATCGGCACGTCGTCAGCGAACGGCCGCAACAGGTCGTGCTGGAACGCGAACACGTCGCCGACCTCGGCCGCGAGCGCCCACGGGCCGGTCGTGAACGCGATCTCGCGGCGAATCTTCGACTGCACGCGGTGCCGGAACTTGCCCTCGCGCCACAGCTGCGCGGGCCGCGTGACGCCGAACGCCTGGATCGCGTCGACAATCCATGCGTCCTTGTGCAGCGTCGCCGGGTTGTTGAGCGTGCTCTCGTCGTCCTCGACCGGAAGCACGTCGTTGGCGTAGTCGCGGTCTTCGTTGAGGAACTGGAAATGGAACACCGTCGCGCGCGCGTGCTTCGGCAGCCAGTTGACTTGCACGTCCTCGACGTTTGCCGACGTGAACAGTTGCGAAACGGCCTTGGCCGGAACCGTGATCCCGGCGTCGCCGTGCGCGTCGCGGTACTGGTAGGCCACGGACAGCTTGCCGTTGCGCCAGATCGGGGTCGCCCGGCCGGCCGCGCAGATCGCCAGGACCCACTCCCAGGCAGGTTTCGCGACGTCGCCGACCAGGTCGACACAGAACGACGGCTCGCCCCACGGGTCCGCCGGGTTCGGGTCAGAGTCGCAGAACGCCGCCCATCGACGGAACGCCGGCCAGTCGATGCGTTCGTCCGTTATGAAGCTGCCGAGCCCCCACCGCTGCGTCAGGAAGTCGGCCAGGCACCATGCCGGGTTGCGGCCCGGCGGGTGCTGCATGAAGTCAAACGGCGCGGCCGGAACGTCCCAGCACGGTTCAGAGAACCCGTGAGTCGCGTCCCACACGCGAACGCGGCTCCCCTTGCAAACGACCACGATGTTCGGGAAGCCACCCGACGCGATCGACGTCGCCTCGAGCGACAGGCCGAACAGGGCCAGGCCGGAGTAGGCGAACTGGTGCCGCCCCTGCACGACGATGCTATGAACGACCGTCGTGTCGACCGTGCCGACGGACGCGACGAAGGTATTGCGCACCACCCGCACGTCGATTGGCCCGCTGGTGCCAGCCGGCAGCGCGTAGGACTGCGTGACGCCGACCGGCAGCTGCGTTGCGCCGTTCTGCGTGAACGTGCCGAGACTCGACCAGGCCTGGCCGGCGACCGAACTCGGCCGCCAGCTGATGTCGAACGCCACCGTGGTCTGCTGCAGGTTGCCGGTCGGGTCGAGCATGTACAGCCCGCCAGGCCATGACAGCGTGACCTGCACCTGCGCGATTCCTTCCGTGGTTCCGAACGTCGTTACCGACGTGTCCCCCTGCACCGTCAGCTGATCGTTGGGCGCGGCCGTGATCGAAGCACCGACGAACGGCGCCGGCAGTTCTTGCTGGTCGAGCGTGCCCGGCCGGATGTAGGCACGGGTCGAATCGTTGAACGGGCCGGCGAACGGCAGCCGAACGCCGTTGACGAACACGCCGGTCGGCAGGGGCGACACGAAGGCGGAGTTCAGGTTGTCGTAGCTGCCGAACGGCATCCCGGCGACCGAATGAAACGGTCCTTCGCCGAGCGCCAGCAGCACGTGCAGCTGCTGCGTCGTCACGCTCAAACTGATAGACTGCCCTCCAAGTCCGTGCCGCCCGTACACCCACGGGATCGGCAGACCTGGCCCGTAGCTCGTGCGGATTCCGTCCCACGTGTACGTCGGGGAGTTTGCTTCGCCTCGTTCCTGCGGTTGCCCCGGTGGCTTCGGTCGCGGGATCAGAAGCGACACGATGTAGTTCACCGCGAACGACACCACCGCCGACACGACTGCGTAGATCAGCAGCGCCAGAAGGTCGATACCGGCCGTGGTCGCCGGCGCCAGGATCAGCGTCTGGCCGTCCTGCAGCGCATCGTCGAGCCGTTCGTCGGGCAGCTGCTCGCCGTCGACGCCGACGTGAATCGGGACACCCTTCGGCAAGTGCCGTTCGAGCTCGAGCGCGATCGCGCGCGGCGAGACGCCGGCGCGCGGGTCGATCTGAAACCGCTCGAGGTTCTCGCCGAGCATGCCGGCACGGATCACGACTTCAATCATGGCGCCAGACCTCTTGCGGTTGCCGCGTCCACCTGGTCAGCGGATGGCAGTACGGGCCCGCTTCCTGGCTACATGACCACACGTGCCCATCGTGCACGATCGCCACCCACTGATGCGCCGACCAGAGCACCAGCACGTCGCCGTCGCGCAGGTCGCGCAGACTGCAATCGACGCGGCGCCAGGCCGGACCGAACCCGGTCGTGTTGACGCGGCCGCGCAGCCAGTCCTCGCGCAGCTGCTGCCACCAGTCCGGGAGCGGCATCCCGCGGCGTTCGGCGATCACCTGCGCGACGCCGTAGCAGTCCAGCCACCGGCCCGGCTCGCGGCCGCCGATGCGGAAGCGCGATCGCAGGATGTCGTCGGTGCGGATCGTCGTCATTGCTGCGGCCCTTGCGCGCCTGGCGTGCCGCCGAACCGCTTCGGGTGCAGCCGCGGCAGACCTCGGGCGACGTGGTCGTCGCCTCGCAGCGCGCACGCGTCCGACGTCTTCGGACACGTCGGGAACGCCGCGAACGCGTTCAGCACGTAGCCGCACGCGGTGCTCCCGTACTCCAGTCGGCATCGGCCGGGGATGTAGCGGTCCTGCGGTGACCGCCTGGCGAAGTAGTTCGGGTGCTCGAGCCTAAACGACACGGCATCGCCAGCAGACGCCCCGGCGATGCGTAGGTCGATTCGCTGCGCCTCGTGGTCAGGGTAGGCGATCGCGAGCGCCGTCTCGGTCAACAGGTAGAGCGTCGCCGCGTTCCCTTCCATGCCGTCCCCTTCGTGCAGGTACCGCATCAGGGTTCGCGTCGTGTTGTCGACCGCCATCTCGACCTGCGGCAGATCGCCCTCCTGGTTCTGCTCAATCGGCGTGAACGTGAACGGGAACGGGTACCACGTGCGCACGTTGGGCGAGCCGATCGGCCAGGTTACTTCGGTGTGGTAGCTGGTGATCGGGAACAGAACGGCCGGGACGCCGATGTCCGGCCGCGCGAGCTCGATCTCCGCGAGCCACACGTACGGGACCGTGCCGTGCGTCTTCGCGACCTCGGATCGCAAGCTGTCTGGAAGGATCAGCGGCATTCGATCAAGCGGTGTAGACCAGTTCGGCGACCGTCATGCCGACGGTGTAGGTGCGATGGGAGTGCGGCACGAGCTCGGGCCGCTCGAGGTTCAGAACGGCGATCGGCGCACCGTCGTTCGGCGTGAAGCGCCAGGCCGGGTTCGCCTGCAGCCAGTCGCGCAACACGTAGGCATCGACTTCGCCGAGCGGGCCCCACTGCAGGCCGAATACTCGTTCGGGCTTGGTGAAGAGCGGCCAGGTGCGCCGGTAGCGCGTGATCCCCTGCAGGCTCGCTTTCTCGCGGTCGCCGCGCTGCGTGTAGTCCGTGTTCCACGGCACCGGCGGCACGTTGAGCGCGGCAGGACTCGGCGCCTGCGTGCCGGGGTTGACGATCAGCGGCGGCGGCGGTGTGCCGATCGACGTCGGCTGGTCCTCGGGGTCCCGGACTGGATGGAAGCACAGGAACGAGAACCCTTGCACGCGGCCGACCGTCGTCGGCGTCGTGATGTCGCCGACGAACGCGGTCCGCAGCTGCAGCGCCGGCGTCGATGCCGTGAAGACGTCGCGCGCGTAGACCGTTTGCGACACGCCTTCCCGCCTGCTCGTGTCGGCGATCAGTGCGGCGCCCTCGACGTACCAAATGCCGGCCGCCGTGTCATAGATCGCCGGAAGGTAGCCGGACGTGCCGGACTGGCCCGAACGGCACTCGCCGCACGCGACCAGGATCGGTTCCGTGACGTGCGGCGGGTCCGGTGCCGGCCGCTCGACCGCCTGGTAGGTCGCTTGCCAGTTGCCGAGCAGCGAGACGCCTTGTTCCTGGTCGAGCTTCTGCGTCCGCCACAGTAGATCGGTGAGCCGATCGACGCGAACGCCGAACATGCGGAAGCGACGCGGCACGCTGCCACCGACGACGATGCCAGTCGGAACGCCGGCGTAGAGCGCGAACCGCGTCGTGCCGTTCGTGACCTGGTGCACGAACATTCCGCCGTGCTGCTGCTCGCCGAACCTGGTCCCGTAGACCTGCGTTCCGCGGTGCATCCCGTACAGCGGCGAGCCGCCCGCGGCCGTCACAGTCTCGATGCCAGACCCGGACGGCGCCGGTCCGGCCTGGATCAGCGGCGCGGCGATGTTCGGGCCTGGCGTCAGGTAGTGGCTTTGGTGCCACACGGCCCAGACCTGATCGACGCCGCCGATCACGTTCGCCGTGCGCAGAAACTCTTGCTGCGTCGGGTCGAACTGCCCGCCGAACGGCGTCGGTGAAACCCAGTCCTCGACGAACTGCTCGCCGGCCGGAATGCGGGCCATGTCCCACCACAGGAACGACACGTCCTCGACGACGAACGAGCCGCCCCAGTCCAGCGTCGTGCCGTTCGCGAACATGCGCGCGAACACGGCGAACTCGCTGCCGCTGTCGTTGTTCCAGCTGCTGCCGAACAAGGCATCGGGGAGCGCCGTCGAGATCACCAACAGGAACTGGAACCCGAACGACTGCGTCGGCTGCAGCGTCTCGGCGGCCGGGATGCCGATGCAGAAGTCCGGGTGCAGCGTGCCGAACGTGGTCCCAAGGCAGACCTGCAGCAGCCCCGTTGTGACGTGGCTCGCCGGCGCCGGCGGGCCGGTCGCGATCTGGCTCACCTTGCCCGACACGATCACCGCGTACTGACCGGCGCCGGCCGGCAGCTTCGCCTGCGGCATCTTCGCCACCTGCTGCCACCCGTCGCCGGACGGCGGACCGTCGACGGTGCCGATCGACGTCACGGTGAAGCCGCCCAGGACCTTGTGCAGATCCGCGTAGCGAACTTCGGCCATGGCAGCTACCCGGTCGCCCGCTGCAGGACCTGGCGCATGCCGTGGCGTGTCTCGACCTGGTTCGTCCAGATCGTTCGCAGCGTCGCCTGCTCTTCGATCAGGACTCGCTTCACGTCGCGGCCGTTCATCGCGTTGATGTTGAACGTGAGGTTGGTCCCGCTGGTGCCGTTGAGCGTGACCGGAATCGAGCGGTTGTCGGGCAGCGGCACGAACGCCTCGCGCTGCCGGCCCTCGCCGAACACGGCCATCGTCGGCCGGTCGGCGATGCCGCCGCGCGCGAACGCGCGAACCGGGTACGTGTTCTCGATCGGGCCTGGCGAGATACCACCGGTGGCGTAGCCGAGCACCGCCTGCACGGCCTGCAGGGCGATCAGCCGCGCGATGATTCTCGCGATGTCGCCCAGGATCGAGCGCGCCAGGTCCTTGAACGCGTCCTTCCAGGACTTCGTGCCTTCGATCGCGGAGCCGATCGCCTCGACCGTGCCGTCGAGTGCGTTCGTGACCAGGCTCCGGCCAGCCTCGAGCCCGGCCTGTTCGAAGTCGGTCCACTCCTGGACGCCGCGCCGGATGCCGGCCGAGAACCCGCCGAAGAAATCGCCGCCGCCGACCAGCCGCTGCTGCTTCTCGAGCGCACGCGTCACGGCCTCGGTGCCGGCGCGAAACTCTTCTTGCGAGATCGTGCCCTTCTCGTATGCGTCCTTGAGCTCGAGCTTCTGCGATTCGGCGTCGAGCTCGGCGACGGCCAGGCGCAGCGACTCGACGCCTGGTGACAGCTGCGCCAGCCGCTGGTAGACGCCCAGCTTCTCGCGCGCGCGAGCCAACGACAGTTCTTCCGTCGTGCCGGCGTCGGCCGTCGGCGCCGACGTCGGCGGCCGGAACACCGACGACGGCGCCGCGGCGTTCGCCCGCTCCTGGATTCCCTTCAGCAGCTGGCCGAGAACGGCGTCGCTGTAGTCCGCGGCGTCCTGCGGCGTCGGCAGGCCGAACGCGGCCGCGGTCTGCTCCGGCGAGCTCGGGCCGGCCACCGATCGGCGAATGTCGGCGATCGACTGCTCGAGCTCGCGGCTCAGAGTCTCGCGCGTGCGCTGCATGGCTCCGGCCAGGCCGCGGTCCACGTCCTCGGTCAGCTGCTCGAGCTCGCGCTGCAGGGCGGCCTTCCTGGCCCGCTGCGCCTCGGGCTTCTCGCCGCCGAGAACGATCTGCTGCAGGCCGAAGTCCTCGATCTGCTTCAGTTCGCGACGGATCTCGCGGAGCCGGTTCGTTTGCTCGTCGCCGACCAGGTTCACGCCGGGGATCGACTCGATGAGACGCACCAGGCCGATGATCGCGTCGATGGCCAGGTTGACGGCCTGCACGATGCCGTAGCCGATCGCACGAACCACGTCGGCGATGCCCGCCCGGTTGCTGGCGATCGCCTTCGCCAGCTTCTCGAGAACGGCGATCACCTGCGGTCCGCCTTGCTCGAGGATGGCGCGCGCCACGCTCTCGGCGGCGAACTGCACCTTCGAAAACGCGTCGTTGAGCCGTTCGGCGATGCCGGCCTGCGCACCGGTGACCGTCGCGCCGGCGTCGCGCGCGGCGAGCACCGTCTCGCGGAAGGCCTCGCCGCCGCGGCCGACCAGCGGAAGCATCTGCAGGAACTCGCCGGTCGCCAGCCTGGCCAGCGCGAACTGGCGTCCGTTGGCGTCTTCGATCTTGCCCAGGCCGTCGGCGATCTTCTCGAACAGTTGCGACGGGCCCAGCGTGCGCAGGTCCTGGATCGTGACGCCCAGCTGGCCGAACGACCGGACCACCTGCAGGTTTCCGGCGAGTGCCTTCGACTGTTCCTGCGCCATCACGCGCACCAGCTGCGTGAAGTCCTGGATGCCCGACAGCGTCGCGGCCGCCTGTAGCTCACTCAGGTTCTCGACGGCGTCGCCCGTCGACGTCGCGAGCTTCGTCAGCGCGTCGGCCTGCGCGCCGACGTCGCGCAGGAACGTCAGCCCGCGGAACCCGGCATAGGCCGTGACCAGGCCGAGCACCTGGCCGCGGATCGACGTCAGCAGCCGCCCCAGGCCGCGGAGCCCGGCGGCCGGCAGCTTGCCCAGCTGCAGCAGACCACGCGAAAGCGTCGTGAGCGGCTTCGTCGCGAGGTCCTGCAGGATGATCCGCAGACTCAGCGTACGCTTCGTGTTCGGGCTAGCCATGGTTCACCTGCGCCGCTTGGCGTCGCGCATCGCTTTCTCGCGGTGCACTTCGCGCCAGTTCTCGATCTCGCGCGTGACCAGGCCGAACGCGGAGACGAACACCGCCGCCTGGTCCTGCCAGCCGCCGGCGTCCGGCAGCACCCCGCGCTCGACCATCGCCACCGCCGAGACGACGTCGAAGTGCGCCTGGTCCAGCACGGCGTTGGGGCAGCGGTGCACCGGCATCCGGTTCTCGCCGTTGCAGTGCTCGCACTCGTCGCGCTCGCCACGGCAGAACAGGCACGGCGTGAGGAACGCGATCGGCTCTTCGCTCGGCTCGTCGCAGCCCCACCGCTTGCGTAGTTCGGGATCGTGGCATCGGGTGCACGTCTGTTCGAATCCTTGGCCGTTGGGGGCGAGCACCACCGCAACGGCCATGACTAGTTTTTTGCGTCGGCCTTCGTGAGCTCGTTCCCGTCCACGATCGCGTCGGCGAGCTCCATCGCGTCGGCGTAGTCCAGGAGCTCGAGCGATTCGTCGCGCACGCTGCTCGCAAGCTCGACGCCGTGCAACGTGGTAGAACCTTCGAACAGGCGGAACTCGGCCGGCGTGCCGTCGGGCATCAGGAAGTTGGTCCAGCCGGCAAGGCCGGCCTTCAGCGTCACCCACCGCTGCGTGCCCGTCGCGACCTTGATGTCGGCGTTCTGCAGCGAGTAGGTCGCCAGGTTCTGAAGCGCCGTCATCGTGCGGTTGGACAAGCGGCGCAGGTGAAACGTCGTGCGCTGCTCGGGCGGCAGTTCGCGATCCGCCTTGAGCACGTACGACCACCCTTCCTTCGATCTTGCGACTGCCATCGGTTCGGACTCCTTTACAGCTGGACCAGGTAGACCTCGTCGTCGCCCGCCTCGAGGATGCGGCGGGCCTTGACCGTGACGTCGTTCGTCGCGATGCCGTCCTGCTCGCCGTCGGCGACCTCGGTCACCTGGCCGACGGGGATCACGATTCCGACGATGTTGCCCTTCGTGGTGCCGAGCAGCTGCGCCACCCGGACGTTCGTCCCGACGTCGCGCGCGGCCTTCCAGTCGAACGCGGTGTGGACGCGGTCGACGGTGCACACGATCTGCGGGTCGCGGTCCGTGATGTTCGAACCGGTCGCGCCGCCGGGGCGGTTCGCGTCCAGGTTCGGGGCAACGGTGCCGCTGTTGCTGTAGTCGAACTTCTTCGACGGCAGGCGGAGCATCGTCGCGCCGAGCCCGTAGGCACAGATCGCGTTCACGTAGCGCGGTGGCTTGATCGTCGTCAGCGCGCCGGTCGCCAGCGGCAGCGCGGCCACCTGCGGGCCGATGTCGCCGCTGAAGGTCCAGGCGAACTTCGCCGCCTGGCCGACCTCGGCGCCGAGCGTGAAGTCGCCGCGGCCGCCGAGAACCTGCGTCTGCAGGCCGTCCAGGTTGTGCTGCAGCGTCAGCGACGGCGTCTCGATCTGCGTCGGCGGCGCGCCGATCACCGCCGTTCCGCCGGCGGCGCTGCGCAGCGTGTAGCCGTCGGCGACCGGGCCGAACACCAGCGCGGCGTCGATGTCCTCCATGCTGCCGTTGTCCGTGATGATCTGCAGCGAGCCGACGGCGACGCCGCCGCTCTCGACCGTCACGAACTCGCCGACCGCGGCCGGGGCCGTGCCGGTCCAGGTGCCGGTCGTCACGTTCAGGAGCTTCCGGCTCGTCGGCTGGTAGCACACGCCGGCGTAGTCGGCGACCGCGCTCGCGGTGGCCGTGGTGGCGCTGCTCTCGCCGGTCACGGACGCCGCCGTGAACGTGCCGGCGATCATGGCGACGACGATCACGCCGGCGGCCGTCAGGCGCGGCGCCAGCGCCGTGCCGCCCGTGAACAGGCCGACGATCACGCCGCGGTTCGCGCCGCTGCCGGAGCTCAGGATCTCGCCCACCTGGAACCCGGTCCCGGTCGGACTGCCGACGGTGACCGCCTTCAGGACCACCCGGCGGAAGCCGCAGCCACGCACGTAGCGGTCCCACTCCGGCGCATCGACGGGCGGCGAGGTCGTGTCGCCGCTGCCGCGCCAATCGGTCTGGAACGTCAACTGCCGCGACTGCCGGCCGACCGGCGTGTCGGCACGGCTCAAGGACGGGCCGGACGGCACCGATTCCACCTGCTCGACGCTGTCGCTCAGTGACGGCTCGTAGGCCAGCACGGCGTCGGCGCCGCTGATCGTTGCCGCCTCGCCCTCGCTCGTCTCGATGGCTCCCAGGACCTGCTGCTTTCGTTGGATCGGCATTGTGGTTGTCTCACGGAATCAGGGCTTCTTCGAACTGTGCAACGACGCTGCGCGCGAACTTCGCCGAGCGCCATTGCACCTGCGGCTCGCCCATCCAGAGCGCGCGCACGTTCTCGCCGGTTCTCGGAACGGCAAGGATGAAGGTTCCGAGCCCGTGGTCTTCGTGGTGTGCTCGCACCGCGGCCGCAACGGCGGCCGGCACTTCCAGCCACGTGAAGGTCCACACGCGAACGCGAACCTGTTCGTCGACGACGCGCCACCGGCCGACGTGGCCAGGCGGCGACCGCTGCAGCGTGTCGTCGAACGCGACGGACACCAGCGACGGCGTCGGCAGTGCGTTCGCCGGGATCGAGCTCATTCGTAGGACGGTGCGTAGGTCGACGGGTCGTCGACGTTGTGCCGGTAGGTGATCGTCAGCCGCAGCACGGCCTCGACCTCGTTATCGCCGGTCGGGTCCGCCTGGTCGTGGCCGTCGATCAGGAGCTCCGAGAACCCGTCCGGCCACGCGATCTCGGGATCAGCCACGGCGGCCTCGAGCTCGACGACGCACCGGTCCAGGTAGCGGTAGGCATCGCCTTGCGGCTCGTCGTCGGTGGCGTCGATGTCGGCGTCGGCGTCCTCGCTGTGCACGCTCACCAGCACGCGAACCTGCAGGGTGCACGCGTAGAGCACTTGGTTCGCGAACTGCTTCTGCTCGCCGATCAGGAACACGATCGCCCGGCGCTGGTACTCGGCCCCCAGGTTCCGCAAGCTGCGCAGCTGCGCGGTCCAGTTCGGGAGCGTCTTCAGGTGCGCGACCAGCACGCCCAGGATCTGATCACGAATCGACGCCACGGGCCCAGTCCTCCAGGATGCGGTTTGCGGTGTCCTCCCACTGCGAAGCGCGCTCGCTCTCGAGCGATTCCCACGTGTCGTACATCTTCAGCGTCGGCTTCATGTCGACGAAGCGCGTCAGGAGGAACCGCAGCCGCAGCTTCTCGACGACCACCGTCGGCGGCGGCCCCTGCAGCGCCGGCCCCTTGCGGCGCCGCGTCCGGCCGCCGGCGCCGGCCTTCTGCCGCTTCGGCCGGCGGAACTTGCGCTCGACCTCGTACAGCAGCGCCGTTCCCGCCTGCTTCTTGCTCGGCCGGAACACCAGGTCCTTGCCGGTCGACTCGCGCCACCGCTTCGGCGAGCCCGGCCGCGTGCGCACCGGAATCGCCATCCACTTCGCCGTGCGCAGGTCCTCGCCGAACTCGTGCACCGGCAGGACGATGTTCCCGGTGCTCGCCTCGGCGCCTAGCAGCTGCAGCAGCGCGCGGGCTTCCTCCGGCGTCTGCGCCCGTTTCTTGTCCGTCGGCGTGACGGTGTAGGTGACGTCCAGGGGGCCGCGGGATTCGGGGTCCGGGCCGTCGTTGACGCCGTAGACCTCGATGCCGCCGGCGCGGCCGAACTTCACGCCCTTGGCCCGGAACCAGGCGCGACGGTGATCGCCGAGCGCCCGGATCATGTAGTTTCGCAGCCAGAAGTAGCTCACCCGCGGCGCGCGCGCGACCAGGTTCGCGACGCGATCGACGTCGAGCTCGACCTTCAGCACCCGGTCGTTCGCGAGAACGGTCGTCAGCGCCACGGCTCAGGCCTCCACGCGCACGAGGAACATCGCCTCGTCTTGCGCGACCACCCAGCGCACACGCGCGCGCGCAGCGGCCTTGCCGAGCTCGAGAACGCACGTGACGTAGTCGCCTGGCGTCACGGCCGGGATGCCCTCGACGCCGTCGACGTCGCGCGGGATCGCCACGTTGGCCATCAGCACCGACACCTGCGGCGCCCCCTCGAGCGGTTCCAGGTCCAGCCGGTCGACCACGGCCTGGCCAATCCAGCTGCCGCCGGCCCGGAACGTGTACGTGACCTCTTCGCCGTGGTGATCCGCGCGCACGAGCACCGTCCGCGCGTGCCGGGCCATCAGGTCGCGCAGCGTCACCGCCGGCCACCGCGGCGCCGGCCTGGCGCCGCCTGGCGCCCGCCGCCGCCGGCGGGTTCCGCCTCGCCATGGTCGCCGTCGTCGTCGTCGCCAGCCGCTGGCGGCGGGCCGGCGGCAGCGGCCGGCCTGGCCGGGCCGGTCGCGTCGATGACCACCTGGCCGGCGACGTGCGACGCGTCGATGGCCGTCAGGTCGTGCCGGAACATCAGGTGCCGCAGATCGCCGGCAGGCAGACTGCATTCGCCCTCGAGCAGCACGAGGTGCGTCCGCTTGTCGACGATCTGCACCCGCACCATCGGGCTAGATGCTCCGATCCGCCGTCGCCTCGAACGCGACCAGGATCTCGGCCGACGCGGCACCGATCGCCGCCTCGGGCACCAGGTGCACCTTGCCGATGGGGATGTTGTTCGTGCCGGCCGCGGTCGTGAACGTGTCGCCGTCGCTGGCGTAGACGGTGACGCCGGAATCGGTGCGGGCCCAGTTGCTGCCGTTGGCGACGGTCAGCCAGGCCTTGCCCTTCGTCTCCACGACGACCGTCGTCGAGCCGGCGGTGCCGCCGAACGGCGAGCCGGTGAGGTTGTTCTTGCCCTCGTGCGCGAACCCCAGGAACTGGCCCGACGCGGTCGGGACACAGTTCGCAGCGGCGCCGGTGCTCGCGTCCTTCATCAGCGCGGCGCCGGCGAAGAGCTCGCTGTTGGCGTTCATCGGGTAGGCGATCCGCGGGCCCGGAGCGCCATGGAACTTGCGCGGCTTGTTCTCGGTCAGGTTGGCCATCGTTTCCTCGTGTGATTCTGCAGGGGTTGTTCGATCAGGTGCCAGGCAGGCGCGCCGCGCGGGGGCGGCGCGCCAGTCCTACCCGCCGGGGTCGGACTACGTGAGCTCGGTCCGCGTCGCCAGTTCGAAGCGGCCCAAGGCCGCCTGGCCGACACGCTTCGCGCCGAACGCGACGGAGTCCTTCCAGAACCCGTTGTCGCTCTCGGCGCCCAGCGTCTTGAACGCGTCCGACAGTTCGCGTTCCTGCCACAGCAGCGCGCGCACGTTCGCATCGGTGCGGAACGTGTGGATGCGGCGACCGGCGGCCGCGGCCGTGCCGGTGAGCCTGGCGTTCGCCGCGATCTGGATGTCGACGCCGGCGTTGATCAGCGTGTTGGACACGCCGGCCGACGTGAACTGGTTCTGCTTCGCCGCGACGGCAGCCGACCAGAACTTCGGCGGGACCATGACCAGGAACGACATCGCGTCTTCGTTGACGGGGTCGCCGTTCTCGTCCTTGAACCCCATCTGCGCCTGGATCGCGAGGAGGATCGCCTTCGCCATCTCGGCCGACGTCGGGTCGTCGGGATCGGCGACGTCGAGCGTCAGGAGGTTCTGCGCGGTGCCGTACTTGACGTGCGTCCCGTAGAACGCGACGCCGTCGTAGGCCGTGCCGTTCGCCTCGAGCAGTTCGGAGATGATCCGGTCGGGCAGGATCGCGGCCTTGCTGCCCAGGTCGCGCACGCGGCCCATCAGCTGGCCGGTCTTGTCCATCGTGACGTCGTCGACGTCGGCCTCGATCGTGGCCGTGAACTTGTCGTTGACGATCGTCAGCCCCGCGTCGCGCAGCTGCTGGCGTTCGCGCTCGCCGGCCCACTTCTTCATGCCGGGAGCCTGGCCCAGCCACTTGTAGACCTCGAGCGGTTGGTCGGTCGTGACCATGCTCGCGATCTGCGGCACCCACGAACGGGAAGCGCGCTGCTCGAGCGAAAGGAAGTAGTTACCGCGGATGTTGCGGTAGCTCAGTGATTGCACCGTGCCCATGGTTCTTCGGTCCTCGTGTTCTGTTTGGTTTGGTCGTTCTCGTGTCCGTCGTCACCCGCTCGCGCGCGCCGGTCGCGGCGCGCGCGCGTCCCGCTCAATCGGTCTGCGCCGCGTCCAGCTGCGCGCGGGTGCCGTAGTCCTTGCAGCGGTGCTTGTTCCGGCAGTAGGCCAGCCAGACGTTCTTGTCGCCGCCGAACTCGGCCCGCAGCTTCGCGGACTCGGCCCACTGCACTTCGAGATCGTCCTCGGCGAGCTCGGCGGCATCGGTGGCCGGCGCCGGCTTCTTGCGCGGCAGGACCTCGGCGCTGTTGCCGGCGGCGAGCGGTTCGGCGGCGGCCGCGGCGGCCGTCGGCTTCTTCGCCGCCAGCCGGACCTTCAGGTCCTGGTTCAGCTGCAGCAGCGCATCGGACAGCGCGACGCCATCGGCGATCAGCTTCCGCGCGAGCTCGATCTGTGCGTCGGCGGCGGATTCGAGGATCACGTTCGCACGCTTGCGCTCGGCCTCCGCGGCGTCCTGCGTCAGCTTCGCCGAATCGACTTCGGGAACCGCCGGGGCGGGGGCCGCGGCGACGGGAGCGGCGTTCGCCGCGGGTTGCTTGGTCGTCATGTTCTCGTTCAGGGAAAGGACCGCGACCACTTCGCCGGCGTCGGCCGACAGCGAGGTAGCGGAAGTGTCGTCGTCGACACCCAGCGCCGTGAAAGTCACTTCGCGCAGGGTGCACTCTCGAAAGATCACGCCGGGGCCGACCATCGTTCCGCCGTTCAGTTCGGACTCTTCGCCTTCGGCCAGGCGGAGCACCTTGTGCGGCTCGAAGTAGGTCGACGCTTGCCAGGGGAACCCGGCATCGCTGTCGGCCATCACTTCGGCGGCCGCTTCACTGTGCAGCATCAAGCTACCCTCGGCGATCAGACCGCGAGTCTTGTCGACGCGCAGTGCGGTCGTGAACCCGACGCGCAGGTCGGTTCGATGGTTCATCAGCACCGGCAGCTTCTGCTTCATGCGGATTCCGGCCAGGTCGATGCCAAGCTGCCCGTACCACCAGTGCGAAAGCGGCTTGCCCGACAGCGCGACCATCGAGAACGGGCGGGTCTTCGGTGCCCCTTCGTCGCCCTCGGCCGCCACGGCGGCCGCGAGCTCGATCGGCGTCAGCGCCTGCAGGTAGCACGCCTGCAGCGGGATTCGGACTTCCGCGCCTGGCGCGGCCTCGAGCATGGTCGGGTTCATTCGTCTTCGGCTCCTGCAGCGGCCTTGTCGGCGTCGCTGTCGTCGGTGGCGTCGTCGTCGGTGGGTTCGTCCTTGGTGTCGGCGTCGTCGTCCGGCGGATCGTCGTCGTCGTCGGCGCCGCCGTCCGCCGGCGGCGATGGCTCGTTCGGCTTGCGCGTCAGCGCGCCACCCTTGAGCCCCATCTCCTGTTCGATCTTCGCTGCTTCGCGCAGGAACGCACCGCGCTCGCGCAGGACCTCGAGCCAGTGCAGACCCTGGCGGCTCGCCTCGATCTGCGGCGTCGAAATGTTCGCGGCGATCGCGGCGTCGCTGCCGGCGGCGTCGGCGACCGGGTCGACGATTCCGTAGGCCGGCGCCACCCATCGGCACGCCAGGAACGGCCGGTCGTTGTCGACCCAGCGCGGCGACGGCGGCACCAACCGGCCACTGTTGACCGCGGCACGGATGACGTTCCGGTACCATGGCCGGTTGAACTGGCGGTTCAGCTTCGAACGCGCCTGGTCGAACCCTCGGCGGACCTCGCGAAGCAGCGTGCGCGAGCTCGAAAGGTTCATGCGGCCGAAGTCCTTGGCGACCATCTCGTACGCCAGGCCCAGCGACGAGCAGAACGCACGAAGGACGCGCGTCACGAACGTATCGAACTGCGCGCCGGGCCGGTTCGGCGAGAACGCCACCGGCTCTTCGCCTTCGTTCAGGTACTCGATCGTGCCGGCGTTGAGCTCCTGGTAGTACGTCTGCCCGGTCGCCTGTTCGTTGTCCTGCACCGGAAACACGTCCTGGTCGGTTTCCGAAAGCGGCCGCCGAATGAACATCGCGTAGTTGCTCGCGGCGCGCGCGGCGATGAGCTCGGAATCGAGGTAGTGGTGCAGGTGACGCGCGTAGAGCAGCGACGCCGCGGTCCACGGCACGCCGCGCGTCTGCCCGGCGCGGCGCCGGCGGAACACGTGCTGCACCATGCTGTACTCGCCGGACTCCGCGGCGAGCCGCACCGTCTCGCGGGACGCGTTGTAGCCGAACAGGCTGTCGTCCGGGTGCCCTCGCATGACGTGGTAGGCGACCGCGCGGCCGTGCGCGTCGAGCTCAACGCCGCCGCGCATCGTGTCCGTGTCGACGTGGTTCGGCGACTCCAGCCGGTCGACGTCGATCAGTTCGCACGCCAGCATGCCGTCGCCGCCCATCACCGCGTGCGACAGCGTCTCGCCGTCCGACACCCAGCAGCGAACGACGAGCTCCTGCAGGTCGTAGAAGCTTCCGGTGCCGGTCGCGTCGGCCTCTTCGTCGGACCACCGTTCCCACTCGGCCAGGCAGGCCGCGTTCCACTCGTCACATTGCTTCTCGGTGAGCCCCGTCGACGCCGGCGTGCAGGCCGGTTGCGGCGTGATGCCGGTTCCGACGATGTTCTCGGCGTGAATGTCCGCGGCGCTGCTGGCGTGCGCGTCGTCGCGGATCAGCGCGCGCGACAGGTCGCGAAGCGTCTTCAGGTCCGGCAGGATGTCGCCGTCGGCCGAGACGCTGCGCTCGGGCCCGTTGACGCGCGACACCCGCGCCGCCTCGAACGCGAGCAGCGCGGCAGACTTCACGCGGGCCTTCTGCATCCGGTGCACCAGCTGCGGCGCCAGGATGGACACGGTGCGGTCGACGGCGCGCGCCAGCTTGCCGGCGATGCCGGCGTAGATCGGTTGTCGTTTCATCACCTGAAGAGAACCCGCGTGCGGCGGATGCCGCGGTTGCGCTGCGCCTCGGCAGCGAAGTACTTCCGCGCGCGCAGCATCTCGTCGAAGCTGCGCATCTGCACCTGGCGGCCGTTGACGGTGTAGCCGCTGACGTCGCCGCCGGACTGGATCGCTCGATCCAGCATGCCGACGATGTCCTCGACCGTGGCCGGGTCGCCGACCGCGGCCGCCGACGCCGATCCCTCGGGGTCGCCGTCCTCGCCCTCGATCTCCGCGGCCCGGAGCTCGACCGATGTTCCGGCAGTTCGAAGGTCCGCGCCAACGCCCGTGCCGGACTCCGCGTTGGCGCTGCCGCTAGGGTGTGAAGGGATCGACGTCAGCGCCTCGAGCTTGAGGTCGACGCGAAAACCGAACTGCACGTGCGCGCGTGCGGTGCGATGCACCCCGTTGTCGCGTCTGTGTGTTCGTGGCCATGTACCAAGGCTGTCGATCTCCATGGCCAGGTCGCTCGGGTCCGCGACCGTGCAGTTGTCGAGCCCAGCGGCGACCGCGGCCTGCGCCGCGCGCAGCGAGTCGACCGCGGTGTCATCGTCCGGCATGAACGGCGTCTGCGACGTCGTCTGGCAGATCACCTTCGGCAGCGCGGCGACACCCTTCGCGCGCAGACCGAACACGGCCTCGAACGCCTCGACGACGCGCGTCAGCGCGTCCTGGAACCCGGCGACGTCGGCGAAGTCGTTGTCGCCCAGGTCGACGACCATCCACGCCGGGTACGGGATCAGGTTCAGCGGCGCACACTTCACGAACGCCGTCTGGATCAGCCGCTTGGCTTCCGGGAACAGGGGCGGCGGGCCGGCCTCGACGGTCAGCGTCGCCGACTCCGCGAACCCGTTGCCGAGAACTTCGATCCAGCTACCGTCGCCGGCCTTCGCCGTGATGCGGTTCACCTGGTGCGGCGGCGTGTTGTTGCCGTTCACGCCTTGCACGCCGGCGCTGCCGCTGATCGTCGTCGACAGGTTCACCACCCAGTAAGGGGCCGAGAACGTGCCGGCGGCACCGGTGAGCCGGATTCGCTGCACGGGGTTCATGCCGTCGGCTGGCAGCGACGTTGCCGTCAGCGACGCGATCACGGACTGGCGCACCGACAGATCGGGATCGAACACGCCGGTCGCGTTCGGGATCGTCGCGTTCGTCGCCGCACCGTTCAGCGCCAGCTTGATCAGGCCTACCTTCGCCGACTCGCCCTCGGTGCGGCTGTAGCGCATCTTGGTTCGCTGCACGATCGGGACCTCGAACCCGCACGTGCCCTTCGGCGAGCCGTGAAACGTGTTGCTGTTCTGCCCACAGTCCCACGGTTCCCACTCTTCGGTGTCGCAGTTGAACGCGATCACGTTCGGGTCGATCGTCGAGACGCCGATGCCGAAACTGCCGGACGGCCACAGGTCCGGGTCGCGATCGAGCCCGATCATCGCGCCGGTGCCGATGTTGCCGACGGCCTGGCTATGGCCGACGATCAGGCCGACGTGCAGTAGCTCGACCGTGTCGCTGGCGATCGTCGTCGCCTTGAACGCCAGCGCGCGCCACACGCGGTCGCCGAGCTCGGCGTATCCGTCGGGCGGAAGTCGGCACGCGTCCGGCGTCGGGTCTTCGAGCTCCTGGTCGCCGCTGCGGATCACCACGACGTTCGGATCCAGCGTCGGCAGCGAGTCGATCAGCTGCAGCAGCACGAACGAGAACGGGAACCCGCCGATCTGGATGTCGGCCAGGTGAGACCGCATGTTGAACGACCAGACGCCGACGCGCAGGTCCGGGTCGCCGATCTCGTCGCGGAATGCCTCGATGACGCGCAGCCACTCGCGCTGCATGAGCTCGAGCGACGGCCAGGTCGCGGCACCAGGCGCGAACGTGCCGAGCTCAGTCTCCCACAGGAACAACGCCAGGCCTTCCCACTTCTCAGGCTGGCCCAGGTAGAGCGCGCCGGAAGTCGCGCGGGCTTTGGCCAGGTCCGCCGCAAAGTCGTTGAAGTAGCGCGAGCCGCGTTGCCAGCCCAACGCCGGCCCCGTCGCCGTCGCGGTGGCGCCGCTGGTGCTGCCGACGATCGAGCCAGCCGCGAGCGTCTGGCCGTTCGGCGCCGTCACGTAGAGCCGCTTCGTCGTCGGGTTCCACGCGTGCACCGTCGCCGAGTAGGTGCCGGCCGTGACCGTCTCGCCGACCACCCAGGACGTCGGGAACGTGCCGCTGCACGGGATCGCCTGCACCGTTACGCCGGCGATGAAGTTGTCCGCCAGCGTGCCGTCCAGGTTCCAGTGCTGGAACAGACGAACGCCGAAGTCGTTCACTTCCAGGCCGGCGCCGTGGTAGTCGTGCGCCGCGTGCAGCAGCCGGTTCTCCGGTCCGATGTGAACCTGGTTCGCGGCATCCGAACACCCGCGCGGGTCGATCTCATAGTGGGTCGCCTGGCCGTTCAGGCCTGGCATCGCATGGTAGGGCACCCACGCGCCGACCTGCGGGTTGGCGTTCACGGTGGCGATCGTGCCAGTGCCGGCCGTGCTCGTGTTCGTGATCGTCTGCGAAGCTGCGATGCTGCCAGCCTGGCGCAGCATGCCGAGCACGTAGTTCGCACCGTCCAGGTCGATGAACTGCAGCGTGAACGAGCCACCGCCGCTGGTCGAGAACCGGTCGCCGAGCTTCCACGGCGCGCCTACGCCGGACACCGACGCGACCGGAACGACGATCGTCTGCGCCAGCTTGGCGTAGGGGTCCCAGTACGGCGTGTCGGTCAGGTCCTCGGGAACCGCCTTGTTCCATCGCCGGTCCTTGTGCTGCGGGATGTACTGCGCCGCGCCGGGTGCATGCGTCGCCGAGAAGTTGAACGGGGCGACGTTGCACGTCGTGCCGTTGTCCAGGTTGACGAGCTCGCCCGGCGTCCACTGCCACGGCGTCAGATCGAGGATCTTCAGCACCCAAACGCCGGTTCCAAGGATGCGGCGCACCATGCCGCGCGCACCGGACACGGTGCCGGTGAGAATCGTCCCGATCGGCGGTGGCGTCACCGGCGGGTTCAGCGTCGCGAAGTGCTGGCCCAGGATCGGGTCGACGTGCTGCAGCACGGTACCGCGCGCGTGTGTGTCGCCGACGATGCCGTAGTAGTGGGTGTCCGTCACTCCGGGGATCGTCGCACCGTCGCGAGGTCGCGCGCGTCAGTCCGAATCGCGCTGCGGTTCCGGGATCGCGCCGCGCCAGTTGCTGACCTGCGCTGCGTCGATCTCCCACGATCGGTACTTCGTTCCGCACGCCTGGCATTGATGCGAGCGGATACGGCCGCGCACGTTGAACGTGAACGGCTTGTGCCGGCCGCATTGTGGGCAGCGGAACGGCAGGAACGCGACGACCGGCAGGTGCTCGTCGGGAACGTCGTCGGTGTCGGCTTGTCGTCGTGTAACCATCAGCGCCCGCCCAGGGTCGGAAAGCGCGGCCCGCGGCGCCGCTGGTTCTGCTGTCGTCGCGGCGGCGGCGCCGTCGCGTCTGGTGCCGGCCGCTTCGCGAACTGCTTTCGCTCGGTGCGCAGCGTGTCGATGCGGCTCAGTCGTGCGGCCGCGGCCTGGTAGACCTGCAGGTCCCAGGCCTCGTTCCGCTGGTGTCCAGGTTTCTTCACCCAGCGCATCGCCTCGCGGTTGCCGCTGCGCTGCTTCACCTTGTGCTCGCTGGCCAGCTGCTTCAGCGACGCCGCATCGAGATCAGACGGGAGCCATAGGCGACCGGCGCGGCTCTCCGGTTCGGCCAGCGCCTGTTGCATGCGCTGCGCGATCAGGTCCTTGAACCAGTCCACGTTCACGGTCCAGACGGTCATCGAGTTTGGTAGCGGCGCGCCGGTGCGCGGGTGCTTGTCGAGCTTCTTCGTGCCGAACGGCACGGAGCCCTCGCGCTCCACGCCGGCAATCATGCGCGCCACCGGTTGCCAGTCGCGGCAGAAGTCCAGAACCTCGGGGCGGCGGTAGCGGGAGTCCACAAGGCAGCAGTGAACCCGCAGCTGCTGCGGCCCGTACAGGTTGCGAAACAGGATGTCGCCGAGCTCGTTCCAGTCGTTGGTTCGGCCGACGCCGACGAGCCATGATTCTTCGTCCATGCCCCAGGCCTGCAGGTGATACTCCATTCGGTCGACCTGGACGTCGACGGTGGCCGTGATCGCCTTCGCGTCGGCCGGAACCTCGCCGAGCTTGTGCGTGCCGACGCACGCCGTGACCGCGGCGTCGGTCGTGTTCTGCACGCGTTCCTCCCAGACCTCGGCCAGCCAGCTATTCACGAAGTTTTGAAACCGCTTCGGCACGTCGCGCGACGCCATCCACTTCGCGACGATCTGCCACCACTGCACCCACGGCGAGTACGCCGCCCACAGGTGATAGCTACGGTGCGGGTGCCGTTCTTCTTTGCTCTCGACGTTGCGCCACTGCATCGCGTCGTGGCCTGTCGGCACCCACCAGCCGCGCGCCAGCATCTCGATCTTGCCGCGGTCGTCGATCTGCTGCTCGCACCGTGCGCACTCGTACCAAGCGTGCCGCGCGTCTTCCATCTCGCGCGCGGTCGTCACGGTCGCCTTGTCCCACTTCACCCGGTGCCACTCGAACACCTGCAGCCACTGGCAATGCGGACACGGCACCCAGTAGCGCCGCTGGTCGCCGTCCTCGAATAGCTGGCAGATGTTGCCGTCGCGCGTCGTCGGCGTCGACGCGCACACGATCAGGTGATCGTAGAACGTGCGGGTTCGTTCCTCGAGCAGATCGAGCGGCGACGCTTCCTTGCCGGACCAGTCGGGGAACTTGTCGACTTCGTCGGCGCAGACCAGGCGCACAGGCACCGACGCCAGATCCGCCGGCGACTGCGCCGCGCGCAGGTAGACGATGCACCGGCGGAACACCATCTCGCGCGTCTGCAGGTCGTCCTGACGTCCGGTGCGTTGCTCGCGCAGCGACGCCGACGCCTCGACCATCGGCAGCAGCCGGCGCTGCATGGCCAGCTTCGCGTCGTCGCGCCGCGGCATCACGAGCATGATCGGGCAGGGGTCGTGCTGGATGTGGTAGCCGATCAGGTTGTTCAGTGTCTCGGTCTTGCTGACCTGCGTTCCCGTCATCAGCGACAGGTGCCGGACCCAGCGGCAGTTCGCGGTGTCCATCCACTCGCGCGCGTAGGGAACGCGTGACGTCTGCCACGGGCCCGGCTCCGCGTTGAACGACGAATCGAGGAACCGGTGCGCGTCGGCCCACTCGCTAACCGTCACCTGCGGTTTCGGCGTCCAGGTCCGCCAGATCGTCGGGTCCGTCATCAGCGACGGGGTCCTCATGCGCCGGGACCTCGAGCCCGTTCTCGAGCCCGCGCCGAATCGAATCGACCTCGGTCCGCAGCTGCTCCTCGATCCACTCGACCGACGGCGCCTGGAACAGACGCACGGCCATCTTCTTCACCAGGTCGTTGAGCCGCATCCCGACGGCGCCGAACGCCGCGGTCGCGAACGCCACGACTTCGGACCGCTTCACCAGCAAGCCGCGCGCGTGCAACAGGTCGAGCTTCGATCGCAGCGCGAGGTACTTCTTGCGCTCGGTCGTCCAGTAGTCGTCGACGGAACGAGCCGACGCCGGCGCGCCGGGCCCAGGCTTCTTGAGCTTGCGCCACTCGTGGTACTTGACGAGCCAGGCCTTCACGTCGGACTTGCGCCGCGGCGTCGGCGCGCCGTCGCGCACGTGTTCCTTCCAGGTCGTCAGCGACACGCCCGCGAGCTTCGCCAGCTGCGGCGCCGGCAGCGCGTGCTTCGTTGCTGGCATCGTTCAACGGGCGGACCGAAAACATGCGACCATGCGCGCAGAAAGGGGTCGACTCGTTCCCCACGAACCGACTCGCCCCCCCCTACTAGGGACCCAAGGCCAGGGGGGGGCACCCCCGGCCGATCGGCGCGCCTCGCCCCCCCCGACGTCGTCGCCGATCGTCGATCCTGCGGCCTCCTGGTGGCTTTGGTCGGTCATCGTCTCACGCCTGCGCATCGCCTGCAGTGAGTGCAGTTGTACGGTGCTGCTCTCTCACCGCATAGGCCGCACAGCTTGACCTCGAACGCGATCAGCTTGCCGATCGCGTTCATTGCCGCTCGCGTGCACGTCGGGCAGTCTTCAGGATGAAGGGGCCGGGCATTGTGACAGCCCTCGAACCAGAGTCGCAACGTGCGGTCGAGACGCTCTTCAAGTGTGCCGGACACCCCGCCTAGCCTCACTGCGAACGGGCGACGATCAGTCACTTGGCGTCCTCCAGCGGCGCCACGTCGTCGAGCCACACGTCGCAGCACCGCAGACACAGTCGATAGCCTCCCCAATGTCCTTCGATGCATGCTGACTGCACGAGCATGCGCTCGCCGCGAGGGACGTCGTGCGCCTGGCCGGGGCCGTTGCCGAGGCACTTCTGCGTCTTCGCGTTGGTGGCGATCCACTGACGGTGGCAGGAGACTCGCACGTCGCGATCGCCGGCGTTCCAGTCCTCGCGTATGTAGACATTGTCTGGACGCTTTGGCTTGTAGGTCACTGTCGCCCTCGCAGGATCTCGCGAGTGTGCTTGCGGCAGTAGATCGACAGCCCCACAGCGTGCCGAAAGCACCAACGCCGATCGCATCGCAGCGGCGGCGGCGGCATCAGCACGATGCCCAGCGCGATCGCGCACCAGCACACGACACACGCGATGCCATCGTCGATCACTGGTGCGCGTCCCACATTGCCCCTTGCCACGTCGACCAGGATCGGTGCCACGCGTCCGAGAACGGCGCCGCCATGTAGCGGTCCATGTAGTCGAAGAACGGCTGGTGCCCCCACGCGTCCACGAGCCCCATCGTGCGCATCGTCAGCGTGACACCAGGCCACGCGTTCGCCGAGCAGCATCGGCGGTAGTTGTTGGCCAGCCAGTCGCGTGAGTCCGCGGCGATGTCGTGTTGCGAACCGTTCGCATGAAAGTTGCCCCACTCGGGCAGGCCCACGTCGGCAGCGGTGTAGCCACCGAACCCCCAGTTGAAGACGCCTGGCGACGTCTCGGCGACGTAGAACGTTTGCCCGTCCTCGGACCACCACACCGGCACGTTGAGCGGATGATCAGGGCCGAAGAACTGCACGGGCTTGGCGATGCCCAGCATGCGCGGCTCGTCGAGCATGCGACCAGCGAACAGGATCGGGAACTTGCGTCCGTTGCAGTGCCCGTTGACGCCCCAGGGTTGCCCTACTTCGTTGCAGCCCCACCAGTCGATGCCCACCTGCAGGAAGCGAATCAAAAGCGGCCTTTTCGCGGCGTCGGTGTAGTCGCAGTTGAGCAGCAGCCCCGCATCGCCCGTAAGCGTCGTGAAGTCGCGGTAGTAGCTCGGCATGTTGTCTGCGGGATGCATCCGCCCGCTGGTCCAGTGCGGACAATGGTCGAGCCAGACACGTTCGAACGCCGCGGCCGTGGCCGTCATCGACGGTGCGCCAGGTGCTGGCGCCAGGTGCGCTAGCCTGGCCGTGTCGACCTGGCTCAGTCGAAACAGGTCCTTCGGCCCGGTGTAGGGCGGCCGGAACGCGTCCGCCGGCGGCACCGCATCGAGCACGGTCAGCACGGCCGCCGTCTTGATCTCGCTCGGTGAGCCGGACGGATGCGGCCCCACCTGCGAAATGGTGGACACCAGCGAAGAACGACCGGTGATCTCGAGCGGCAAAGCGGCGGCGACATTCAGGGCCGGCACGTAGACGCGTTGGTCGGCGCTGTACTGGCCGTACAGGGCGGAGTCGTAGCCGTGCGCACCGGTCATCGGCGGGTTCAGCATCGAGCCGTTGACGATGCGGCCGCCGCCGATCGTCGCCGTCGGTGGCTCGATGCTGGTCACGGTGACGGGGCCGACCACCCACCAGTCGCCGTTGACGAACTGGCCCGCCGGCGCCGGCGCGGCGAAGGTCCAGGAGATGCCCCACTGGCTCACGCTCAACACGCGCGGCGTCGTGTCTGGCGGCGGCGGCGGCGGCGGGATCGGACCAGGCGGCACCCAGGAGCGGCGACCGTTGCCAAGGTCGCCCATGATCTGCTGCCAGATCGCCCGGGCCTTCGTGTGGCCAGGCTGTTCGCGCAGGACGACGAAGACGGCCGGCACGTCCCAAGTCGTTTCGAACCACGGATCAGGCCAGGCGCGGCCGTCGTACGCCGACGGCGGCGGGGGCGGAAACTCGATGTTGCCGACGCCATGGTAGCGCCCTTGCTGAAGGATCCAGTTGTGGTCGATGCACGCCAGCGCAGCGCGCAAGGCCAGCGAGCGCGCCGCCTCGATGCCGAACACGTCGCCGGCGAGCCACAGGCCGTACGCGCCGATCGACTGCTGCCAGGCCATCCAGCGAAGGCCAGGTCCGAGCCGAACGTCATCGCGCACGTCCCACACGTCGAACGGCTTCGTACCCAGCTGCGGCACGTAGACCATCGACACCCGCTCGAGGTAGCGCGCGCGCACGCGTTCGGCCAGCGCGCGGTCCTCGAGCTCGCGCCACAGCTGCACAGCGACGATCCCGGCCCACCCGACGCTGCGTGCCGCATCGGCGCCGCTGGTGCTGTAGCCAGGCCGCACCGTCTCACCGAACAGGAACGCGCGCGCGTGCTGCTGTAGCTCCCACTGCAGCGCCGGCGACTCGACCAGGCGAGCACCGGCGGCCAGGGTGCCGATCAGCCAGTGCTCGCGGTCCTGCGCGGTCCATCCGTAGTCGGGATCGGGCAGCGGGCCAGGCTTGCCCAGCTGGTCCGGCGAAACCCCGGTGTGCCAGTGCGGCCGGCCAGACCAGAACACGCAATGCGGGTGCTCGGCCGGATCGGCCTGGCGCCCGCTCGCTTCCAGGTGATGCGACGGCCGCGACAGCCACTCAAGCGCCGAAAGGTAGGCGACCAGTTCGGCCCCTTCGCCGCCGGCATGGAACGACTCGCCGCGCACGAACACCTGGTCCTCCTGCGCCCCCGTGTCGCCGCTGCTGGCGTTGGCGCCGACCACCCCGTTCTCCCATGTGTGCAGGCGCCGCAGCGCCTCGGGGAACAGGTTCCGCGTCCAGGCGATCGGGTCGAATCCAGGCGGATCGGACGGCGTGCCGTGCGGCAGCAGCTGCGCGATCCCGTGCCCGCACGTGGTGAGCCCGACGGCGGCCGCCAGGCGGACCCATGCCTGCGTTTCGTCGGCGGAGCCGAAGATGTGGCGCGGCCACCCGATCGCGAACGGTACGCCTCGAGCCTGGCCGTCGACGAAGCGGGTTCCGCCAGGCACCAGCGGCGCGCCCCATCCGGCGCCAGGCACGCCGACCATGCCGTCGCCGAACGTCAGCGCCAGGCCGCCAGGCGGCGCCGTCGCGGCCATGTCCGGGATCGATCCGTTGCTGCAGGTGATCACGGCCTCGCCGACGACCGTCGTCGGCTCGTCGGGATACCACCTGGCCCACACGTCGGCGTGCAGCATCGGCGACACCCGCCCCTGCAGCCGCACCGTCAGCGCGGCGCCGTCGGCGGCGAGCTCGACCAGCTGCAGCGGTACGCCGCCCACGGCCAGCCAGCCGCCGAAGTAGTCGAGCGGTGGCAGCGTGACCGGAGGCGGCGCGGCCGCGCTCGACGCGGCGAGGTCGATCGCGCGGCGTTCGCCGGCCGCGAGCTCGAGGTGCAGGTCGACGGCCCACGTGTCGAGCCCCGTTCGCCGGCCGAGAACGAACCGCGTCGTGCCGATCGTGCCGGCGGCGTGCGGCGGCCTCGTGTCGACCTTGTACCGCTTCCACCCGACGAACGGGGCGGCGCTGTTGTTGGCGACGTGCACCACCTGCGCGAACGCGGTGGCAGCGAACAGGAACACGGCGAACAGGGTTCGGATCATTGGAGCGGCTTCCCTTCCTTGAGCTTCGTTTCGAGCAGAGCGCGAACGCGCAGAAGTGTAGCCTCGTCCATGTCAGACCAGGCACCCGCAACGATGCCGGACGCCTCGAGCAGCCGGGCGATCTGGTCCGGCTTGGCCTCGAGCACCCCCTGCAGCTTTCGGCACTCGTCGATCAGTGTCGCTCGCCTGGCAGCCTCGTGTTTGTCGGTGCGCTTGTTCGTTCGGCTCTGCGGTGCCGGCTCGTCGTCGTCTTGCTCGACGTCTTCCTCGACCACGAACGCGTCGCTGGCGGCCGTGGCGATCAGCGTCGCCGCCGTGTGCGCACGCTTCGCCGCCATCTTGAGCACCGTGTTGAACTGGTCGGCGATGTCGGGGTTCTCGGTGAGCCCGATCGGCTGGCTCGTGATGCGTTCGTCGTTGCGCTTGAACGTCGCGCCGCAGCCGCCCTTTTTGGCCCAGCAGTAGAACCCGTCCTCGTGCTTCGACTTGTTCACCTGCGCGGCGCCGCAGATCGGGCACTTCGGCTTGCCGTTGCGGTAGCGGTACTTCGCTTCCATCGTCGAGCACGAGCCTTGAGCCTGCGCGACGACGGCGCCCGAAGGAATGTGCGTCAGCGTGCACGTCGCCCGTTCCTCGCGATGGCCACCCTGCAGTTCCCGCGTCGTGAACGTGAACGTGGCAGCGAGCCGAAAAACCATGCACAGCTTTTCGGCGCCAGGCTTCAGCAGCACCGGCGGCCGCGGCTTCTCGCCCTCGCGCGGTTCGGTTCCAGGGATGTGCCCGTAGTGGTGCCCCGGCACCATCACTTGCTTGATCACGTCCTGGATCAGCTTCTGTTGCGCGACGACGTCGCCGACGGCGAGCGTTGCCAGTTGGTTATGGGTCTGGATCGTGGTCGTGGTCTGCAGTTCTTGCATCGTGGTTGTCCTTCAGTCGTCGGAACGGGGATCGCGAACGCCCCCACGTCGGGAGCGGTAGGGGTTGTCTGGCTCCATCAGCTGCGCGACCTCGATCGCGCGCGCGATCGGCTTCAGTCGCGAGCGGAGTGCGGCACGGAACTGGTAGCAATCGAGCGCCAGGATCTCGATATCTGCCATGCACACGCTCGGCGACGTGGCGATCGGATCATCCTTCCGGCCGCGGTCGTTGCGTGCGATTCGGTGGCGCAGCGCGGCGAGGTAGTTCGGCCGCAGATTAGCCTGCTCCTTCGACCAGCCGGCCTTGCGCGCGGCCTGGCACCACAGCACATAGAGCCACCCGACGACGTCGAGCAGCTTCCGGTCGACGTGCTGCTCGGTGGCCGTGATCGGACGCACGAACGACTGGTCGGCGTGAGCCTCGCGGCCTGCGTCCAGTTGTCGATCGAGCGCCGCCAGGAAGTCGTCGACGTCGTTCATGCGCGCGGGTCGGCGACCGGTGCTCGGCGTGCGGACCTCGGCGGCCGGTTCGCCGCCGGCGTCACCCGGCATTCCAGGAGCTCGTCGAGCTCGGGGATCTCGCGC